TCGAGCACCGGAAACAAGCTCGATGCGATGAAGCCGATGCAGAAGGACAAGCTTACTGGCGAGATCAGTAAGGATGACCCTTTCGGCTCCAACATTCGCGATCAGGTCTACGCGAAGCATCCTGACGGAACGTTCGTCCGCGACTCCTTCGGTCGAAGGAAAGTCGAATCGACGATGAACATCGTCAATGAGGAAGGCAAGTGGGACGAGTGGTCTAGAAACCTCTCATCTCAGATGCTGTCTAAGCAGAAGCCTTCGCTGGCAAAGAATCAACTCGACATGGCTTACGAGAGCAAGCAGCGTGAGTTCGACGAGATCATGAGTCTTACCAATGACACCGTCAAGAAGCATCTGCTGGAGAAGTTCGCCGATTCGGCAGACTCTTCCGCAGTTCACTTGAAGGCTGCTCAGATGCCTCGCCAATCGACCAAGGTCATCCTGCCCATCAATTCGATGAAGGAGGATGAGGTCTATGCGCCTACCTTCAAGGATGGTGAGCGCGTAGTACTGATTCGTTTCCCTCACGGCGGCAAGTTCGAGATCCCTGAACTGAAGGTGAACAACCGCCACCCTGAAGCGAGGAAGCTTCTCGGTAACGCACCCGACGCAATCGGCATCCACAGCAAGGTTGCTGAGCGTCTCTCTGGTGCAGACTTCGATGGCGACACTGTCCTGGTGATCCCGAACAATCATGGGAAGATCAAGACCGAGCCTGCTCTAGAAGGTCTGAAGGGTTTCGATCCTCAGAAGTACAAGATTCCGAAAGATAGTCCGATCCCTCGAATGACGCCCAAGATCAAGGCTCAGGAGATGGGGAAGGTATCCAACCTCATCACTGACATGACCATCAAGGGCGCCCCCAATGATGAGATTGCCCGAGCAGTCCGCCATTCCATGGTGGTCATCGATGCCGAGAAACACGGCCTCGACTACAAGCAGTCTGCCATTGACAACGGAATCGCACAGCTCAAGAAGAAGTATCAGAGTAGAGAAGATGGCACTGTTGGCGGTGCGTCTACCCTCATCTCGAGAGCTACTTCTGAGACTCGAATTCCGGACAGGAAGCCCCGTCCTGCCAAGGAAGGCGGCCCGATTGATCCGGTTACGGGTAAGCGGGTCTATGTAGAGACCGGCACTGAGTACTACAACGGCAAACCGAAGACCATCAAGATCGAGAAGCTCGCCAACACTGACGATGCTCACTCGCTCTCTTCTGGTATGCCGATTGAGCACATCTATGCCGAGCACTCGAACAGGCTAAAGAGTCTGGCCAACCAGGCTCGCAAAGAGATGCTCAGGACCAAGGACATCGAGTACTCCCCCTCGGCGAACAAGGGGTACGCTCCGGAAGTCAAGATGCTCGAGGCCAAGCTCAACATGGCTCTCCGCAATGCCCCTATCGAACGACAGGCCCAGGTGATTGCAAACGCCGGGTTCCGTCTGAAGAAGGACGCCACCCCTGACATGGATCCAGCTGAGATCAAGAAGCTGAGGTCTAAAGAACTTCAGGATGCGCGTGAAAGAGTGGGGGCCAAGAAGGACCAGGTCAAGATCGAACCCCGTGAGTGGCAAGCGATCCAGGCAGGAGCAGTCAGCAAGACCATGCTCAATAGAATCCTGGACAATACTGACGTGGAGAAGATCAAGGAACTGGCCACGCCTCGAGAGAAGCAGGCCATGAGTACCACGGATCTGAACCGAGCTACTGTCATGCTGCGTAACCACACTCTGGCAGAAGTAGCCGATGCCCTTGGTGTCTCAGTGGACAAGCTCAAGTCTGCATTGGCAGGTGTTGAGTGATGAGTGCAGAACACATGCTCAGTACCGAGGACAACCCCTACAATCCATGGACACAGTGGGATGAGTGGTTGGCATGGGACACACAAGAGGGGTACTACTCCCTCGCCCTCCTCGGCAGGACAGTACTAACATCCGATGAGCTTCCTCAAGCACTACAAGAAGAAGCTGGTGAAGACGCGATCGAAACGATCGTTACCGAAAACCTTTCGGGTGTTCACATTAAGGTAGAGAAACCTACGGACCTACAGCTGTCCTAGGCTCTCGCCATCCCGTGACAGGCCCGAGACCAGTTTTACTGATTCAGATCGGTTGTCCCTCCAGCCAATCCTGGATCTTCCCCCCGACTGGTCTCGGGCCGCCACACGGTACGACTACAGGTCTTCTTCCTTTTTGCCTCGCCGATCAAGGTAGGGGGGAGGGGGTCTCGCAAAATAGGCCCCCCTGTGCATCGCCCGACTCCCAAAAATATCCCCGGCGGGACTTTTTGGGCAAAGTTTTTGACCCTGAGGCTTCCCCCGGGGGTTCCTTGCACAAAGCTCTGGGCAATGGCAACCGCCATAGCAAGGAATCCCCTGGAGAAGTCTCAGTTTTCTTGTCATGAACCCATCCGAAAGGAGTTGTAAACTGTGCCTGCCAACCGCAGAAGTATCCCTTCTGCCGAGACAAGTAGAAGCCGTCGAAAGCCGGACACAACTCCCGAGGCTCGGGAGAGTCGACTGATCGCAAAGGCCGAGAGACTCGCCGAACGACAGCTCGAAGACGGCAGTGCATCAGCTCAGGTGATCACTCATTACCTGAAGCTGGGATCTTCTCGAGAGCAACTCGAACAGAGGCGTCTCGAAGGCGAGGTAGAACTCCAGAAGGCCAAGATCGAATCCATGGCATCTACTCAGCGTCTGGAAGCCATGTACACCAAGGCGATGGATGCCTTCCGTGGGTACCAGGGTCACTCTTCCGAAGAGCCCGAAGACGGCTATGAGGATGGTTAGGTCATACTCCGAACTCCGTCGACTTCAGACGTTCGAGGAACGTTATCGCTACCTCGCCCTCCGGGGAAAAGTAGGCGAATCGACTTTCGGTTTCAACCGATGGGCGAACCAAGCTTTCTACCGATCGACTGAGTGGCGTCACATTCGAGACACGATCATTGTTCGTGATAACGGATGCGACCTCGGTATTGAGGGATACGAGATTCATCATGGTCTGTTTATCCATCACTTGAACCCGATCACGCTGCAGCAGATCGAGTCCGGTGATCCGTGTATTCTCGATCCCAACAACCTGATCACCGTAACTCACAATACCCACAACGCCATTCACTACGGCGACGAACGGATGCTTACGCGTCAACTCGTCGAACGCAAACCTGGCGACACGAAACTCTGGTAACGGAAAGGACCGACGTGACTCCCACACGCAAGCAGGACAACCACGACGAGGCCGATGTCGAGCGAGCGCTGAAGAGGGAGACCGCCGACGGCCCCGGCTTCGACAACGAGGACGACCTCCCCGAGAGCGACTTCGAGAGCTTCGCTGAGGACGGCGTCGAGAACGACCACGACGGAAACAACGTCACCGTCGAATCCGAAGAGGAGGACAGCAAGTGACTGCGACTATCGCCTACGACAAGCCGGTCAAGAACCTGATCGACCAGCTCTCGGCTACGGGCCACGTTACCCATCGAAGCTACAAGAAGACTTCAGTCACCCTGCACCACAACGGCGGACGTCTCTCGCACGATGGTGTCCTCAACGTCTGGAAGACGCGACCGGCTTCGGCCCACTTCGATGTCGACTCCGCCGGTGCCGTCGCCCAGTACGTCAAGGTCAACGAGTACGCCTGGGCTGTCGGCAACATGGCTGGCAACCAGAGCTCGATCTCTGTCGAGATGGCGAACGCCACCCTCGCTCCTGGCTGGACTGTCGCGGAAGCTACGTGGAAGGGTGCCGCTCGCCTTGCGGGTTGGCTCTTCTTCAAGGTGGTCGGCGCTCGACCGTCCAAGAGCAACCTGTTCTACCACCATCACTGGTCGGCCACGAGTTGCGCCGGTCCGTACATGGACAAGATCTACGACGAGGTTCTGGCTGAGGCTCAGAAGGCCTACGACTCCTTCAAGAAGGCGGCTTCCTCCCCTTCCTCCCCGGGCCCCTCCAACCCCTCCAAGAAGAAGACCGTCGACGAGATCGCCAAGGAAGTCATCGCCGGCAAGTGGGACAACGGTCCCGCCCGAGTCCGCAAGCTGATCGCCGCTGGCTACAGCCCGAAGGCCGTCCAGGACAAGGTCGACGAGTTGATGCATCACGACCACGTCGCCACCGGTCCGAAGGGACCCAAGACCTATAAGCAGCTCGCAGATGAGGTCTACCGAGGCGTGTGGGGTGACGATCCCCAGCGATCCAAGAAGTTGAAGGCCGCTGGATACGACCCGGCACATGTCCAGCGCGAGGTCAATCGCCTGGTTGCCGAGAGGCGGCGCTAAACCGTCAAAATGAAAGGAGGTGTCCCACGTGGCACAGAGCGTACTCATCAGTGTCAAGAAGATTCTTGGCATAGCCGAGAGTGATACATCGTTCGACATCGATGTCGTGCTCCACATCAACTCCGTGTTCTCGATTCTCGACCAAGTCGGGATCGGCCCCCCCGGTGGGTTTCTGATCGAGGACTCCACCGCCACGTGGGACGACTTCGTCACGGACAAGAGACTGAACTCGGTCAAGACTTACGTCTATCTCCGGGTTCGTCTCCTGTTCGATCCGCCTAACACATCGTTTGTCATCGACTCGATGAACAAGCAGATCGCCGAGCTCGAGTGGCGCCTCAATGTCGTAAGGGAGGGAGACTCATGGACGGACCCCGATCCCGTTCCGGCGGTGACGTCCGACACATGGTGGTAAACAAGAACCAACTTGTGATCGTAGCTCTCCCTGCCGAGGACGATCCAGTGCTGAAGTTTTCTAGTGAGACAGCTCCTCACTTGACGCTTCTGTATCTGGGCGAGAACAAGTTCAATTCCTCCGAACTGACGCATGTAACGGAGTACATCGAACACGCGTCATCACAGTTTCATCGCTTCCATCTCGAAGTCGAGAGTCGTGGAGTGCTCGGAGACAAGAACGCAGACGTTCTGTTCTTCAACAAGAGGTGGGCTCAAAGCATTGCGGGCTTCCGTCAACAGCTCCTTGCCGATCCTCTCATCTCGCAAGCTTACCTGTCGATAGATCAGTTTCCAGACTGGACTCCGCATCTGACGATGGGATACCCAACATCTCCGGCTAAGAAAGACACACGGGACTACGCCAATTTCTCCTACGTGGATTTCAACCGGATTGCTCTCTGGACCGAGGACTCCGCAGGACCTACGTTCCAGCTTAAGCAGTATGACTCCGACTTGGAGGTCGCGATGTCTCAGATCGAACGAGGTCGCTCCGCCATGGATGGCGTCCTCCAGCACTATGGCGTCAAGGGAATGCGCTGGGGCGTTCGTCGGAGTGATGCTCCGTCATCTCGAGGAACGTCGACACCTCGGCCCACTTTGTCTGAAGACGCCAAGACCGCCAACCGTCTCCACGACAAGATCGCTACCAAGGGGACTGGATCACTCAGCAACCAGGAGATGCGCCAGTTTCTCGAGCGCATGGATCTGGAACGGCGTTATTCGCAGACGATGAGCAGTCCGCCTGGGAAGTCCGTTGCCGACCGGGGGCACGAGCAGGTCAAGAAGTATCTCGCCTACGGCCAGACGTACGAGAATGTACGCAAATTCCTGGATACCGATACCGGTAAAGCGATCAAGACCGGACTCAAGGTCGCTGCTACTGCTGGAGCGGCATACGCCACAGGTGGAAGTTCTGCTGCTGCCAGGGTCGGAACGGGTCTTGCCGTCAGAAGTGCGGCCAACCACTTCACCAACGTCGGATTTTAGAAGGGAGGGTAGACGATGGCTTTGTCGAACACGGCGACTCCCTACTACTACGGGAGATTCCGTGACGCGGTTGTGCGAGGTGATATTCCGGTTAATCGGGAAGTCTCCTTGGAGATGAACCGCATCGATGCACTCATCGCCAACCCGAACATCTATTACGACCCGGCCCCAGTAGAGGGTTTTGTTCTCTACTGCGAGGGCGAGCTAACGCTCACCGACGGCAGCGACCTGTATCTGCTCGATTCGTTCAAACTCTGGGCTGAGCAGATATTTTGCTGGTACTACTTCGTCAACCGAAGTGTGTACGAACCGGATCCGGACAAGCATGGCGGTCGGTACGTCGATAAGGTGATAAAGAAGCGCCTGACGACAAAGCAGTATCTAATCGTCGCCCGAGGTGCGGCTAAGTCTCTGTACGAGTCATGCCTTCAGAGTTATTTCCTCAACATCGACGCTGCCACGACTCATCAGATCACTACTGCACCGACGATGAAGCAGGCAGACGAGGTCATGTCTCCCGTCCGAACCTCCATCACTCGGAGCCGCGGGCCTCTCTTTGCATTTCTCACCGAGGGTTCGCTACAGAACACCACTGGTTCCAGAGCCAACCGAGTCAAACTGGCTGCCACCAAGAAGGGCGTCGAGAACTTCCTCACGGGTTCGATGCTCGAGGTCCGGCCAATGACCATCAACAAGCTCCAAGGCCTTCGAACCAAAGTGGCAACCGTAGACGAATGGCTGTCTGGTGACCTTCGAGAGGACGTCATCGGTGCAATCGAACAAGGTGCCTCAAAGCTCGACGACTACCTCATCGTGGCCGTCAGTTCCGAGGGAACGGTCCGTAACGGCAGCGGCGACACCATCAAGCTTGAACTTCAAGACATCCTCAAAGGCGAGTATCAAGCTCCTCACGTGTCGATCTGGCACTACAAGCTGGATGAACTGGAAGAAGTCGCAGATCCGGCGATGTGGACGAAGGCAAATCCGAATCTCGGAAAGACCGTAACGTATGACGTTTACCAACTGGACGTTGAACGAGCCGAAAAGGCTCCTGCCGCTAGGAACGATATTCTGGCGAAGCGTTTCGGAATTCCGATGGAGGGTTACACGTACTTCTTCACCTACGAGGAAACTCTGCCTCACCCTTACCGGGAATTCTGGGAGATGCCTTGCGCACTTGGAGCTGACCTTTCCCAGGGCGACGACTTCTGTGCCTTCACATTCCTCTTTCCACTGCGAGACGGAAAATTCGGCGTAAAGACTCGAAGTTACATCACGTCTCTGACTCTGATGAAGCTTCCCGGGGCCATGCGTCAGAAGTACGAGGAGTTTATCAACGAAGGAAGCCTCCATGTTCTCGAGGGCACGATTCTCGACATGATGGAGGTCTTTGATGACCTGGATGTCTTCATTCAGGAATCTGCCTATGACGTGCGCGCGTTTGGTTTCGACCCCTACAACGCTAAGGAGTTCGTGGCCCGATGGGAAGCGGAGAACGGGCCGTACGGAATCGAAAAGGTAATTCAGGGGGCGAGGACTGAGTCTGTCCCGCTTGGGGAACTCAAGGCTCTTAGTGGCGAACGATTGCTCATTTTTGATCAAGGTCTCATGACGTTTGCCATGGGTAACGCGATCACCATGGAAGACACCAACGGAAACCGAAAGCTCTTGAAGAAGCGGCAGGAAGCGAAGATCGACAACGTCGCCGCTCTGATGGACGCTTTCGTGGCGTACAAGCTCCATAAGGAGGAGTTCGAGTGACACAAGGAAGTCCTTCGCCGGGTGACCTTGTTCACTACGGCGTCAAGGGGATGCACTGGGGCGTTCGGAAGGCAGATGAAGGTAGTTCTGGTTCTCGATCATCTGCCGTTCTTGTCGAACCGGGTGTAAACGAGCGTACAGCGAAAGCCGCTATCGAAGTTGCGGGCTTGATGAAAGACCGTTACGGTTACGAAATCAAGAACGTAAATCGAATAGAGAACAGCCCCCATTTCAACGGGACTGACATAGCTTTCGTCGAAAACAACCAACTAGCCGGTGGTCATAACGACGGGACCATATTCATACAGTCTCGCGATCTGACAAAGATCATGAAGGACGCCGAGCCTGACTGGAATGCTCCTGGGACCGGGAACGTTAAGGGTCTTCTCACCCATGAAAGTTCGCACGCCCTTTTTCACTCCAACCAAGAATTCAAGAAAGGTGTTCTTGGAGGAGAGAAGATCGTCGGTGGGAACATCAAGGCGCGAGACAAAGCCCTCAGGGTCGCGGAAAAAGTAGCTGCGCGAGATGGGCAAACGATCTGGGACAGCTCAGGCTATGCTCGAACTGTTCTTGATCGAGGAGAGCTCGAAGCCGAGCTTTTCAGTCAGTATCACTGGGCTACCGATCCACCAAATTTTGTTAAGGCGTGGGGCGAAACCCTGCATCACGAGATGGGTATCGACCCAACGCCTTTCAAGGAGGTGAAGTAGCTTGAACAGAACGCCAGGGTTCATCATCCCCTCGTCGTTCCCCAATAAGGAGGTGATGATGGCGAGGCTCCGAGAATTGTACAAAAACGCTGGGTCCACCCCTCCAAGTGCGGAAGAACTTCTGCATACTTCCGGGGGCGACGAACTCGTCCACTATGGGGTCAAGGGAATGCGCTGGGGTGTCCGCCACGACGGCCCTCCCGGTGTTTCTCGAAGCACTAACCGAACCGCCAAGAAGGATGCCCAAGAGTTCGCTCGTGCCAAGCAGTTCTTCGGCGAGGGCGCCGGTACCCGACGGAAGCTGGTCAAGGCCACCGTCGAGGGCAAGAGCAAGAACGACTCCTCCTATAAGAAGGCCTTCGATCACCACCTCAGCAAGCAGGACATGTCAGTCCATGCGGCTAAGGCTGTGTCCGAACGCAAGCGGAAGAACATCAAGAAGAGCGCCGGTAAGGGGATCAGGGGCACTCGCCATATCCTCAACGGCAACTCTCAGTACGCTTCCGCGGCTACGGCAATTGTCGTTGGTGGGGCTCTCTACGCCCACAAGGCAGGTATCGACAGGACAATTCTAAACGTTGGGAAGAAGGCCTACGCCAAGGCCAAGGATCCCAACGGTCATCAAGCTGCCCGAAACCTCCTCCGAGACATGGGGATCGGTTAGCCCTGAGCCACGTTTTCAGAAAGGAGGTGACTCATGGCAAGCTTGTTTTCACGTGTTAAAACGGGTTTGAAACACAGTTGGAATGTCTTCACGGATCCCAACTACCTGGATGGACTGCACGTTACCGGTGGGAATGGTTTCGGTTATTACAGCCCTCCAAACCGGAACCGATCGTCGTTCTCCAGCGAACGAACCCTTATCTCGTCGATCTATACCCGTCTCAGTATCGACGTTTCGGGTATCGACATCCGGCACGTTCGAACAGATGAAGATGGCCGGTATCTCAACGACATCATCACGAGTGGTCTTCACGACTGTCTCACGGTCGAGCCGAACATAGATCAGGGCCCGCGGCAGTTTCGACAGGACATAGCTCAGACCCTCTTCGAAAAGGGGATTATTGCGATTGTTCCGGTTGAGACCAGTCTCGATCCTACTGGGACCACCAGTTACGATATTCAGCAACTTCGAGTTGGTGAGATAGTTGGCTGGCAGCCTCAGCACGTTCGTGTCAGTTTGTACGACGAGCGCATTGGCGAACGGAAGATCGTTACCGTTTCGAAGCGGATGACGGCGATAATCGAGAATCCGCTTTATTCGGTGATGAACGAGCCGAACTCCACATTGCAGCGTCTTATTCGGAAGATCAACATGCTGGACACGGTCGACGAGGCCTCCAGTTCCGGCAAGCTCGACATGATCATCCAGCTTCCGTACGTGATCAAGACCGAAGCCCGACGCGTGCAGGCCGAACAACGTCGGAAGGATATTGAGTTCCAGCTGAAGGGCAGTAAGTACGGTATCGCCTACACAGACGGTACCGAGAAGATCACTCAGCTGAACCGCCCGGTTGATAACAACCTCCTTGAGCAGATCAAGTATCTGACCGACAAGCTCTACAGCGAACTCGGTCTGACTCCGGAGGTAATGAACGGCACGGCCGATGAGAAGGCCATGCTGAACTACTTCAGCCGGACTATCCAGCCTGCCGTCCAGGCGATCACGGAAGCCATGAAGCGCACCTTCCTGACCAAGACGGCTCGGACGCAGGGTCAGTCGATCCAGTACTTCCGCGACCCGTTCGCTCTGGTTCCGATGGCTGATATTGCTGAGATCGCCGACAAGTTCACCCGAAACGAGATTCTCAGTTCGAACGAGATCCGTCAGGGAATCGGGTTCAAGCCATCCAAGGATCCGAAGGCCGATCAGCTGATCAACAGCAACATGCCACAGCCTGGTACCGACATGGGTACCGGCGCCGCACCGCCTGACCCGTCAATTGATCCATCAGTTGATCCGTCAACCGATCCAAACGCCGACAGTGTCGGTGATCCTGGCGCAGACATTGTTTCGAGTGGACTTGACGAGCTTAACGGCATCGTCGATCAGATCTTCGCAGATCTGGGTATCGAAGATGGCTGATGAACTAGTTCACATCTCGGCTTACGACGCAGCAAAGCGCCGTGAGTACTACCTGAGAACTCGCAAGCTGAAGGGACGTAAGCATGGGTCACCCAAGCCTGCGCCTCATCACAAGACGAGAGCACAGCGACAGGCCGAACGACGAAGGCATCAAGAAGCAAAGATCGCCGAGCTGAAGGCTCGTCTGAAGAAGCTTCAGGAAGTTCTCGCTGCCGAAGTCAAGAAGGCTCAAGCTCGAAGCGGCGTCAAGTCGACGAAGACCGATACAAAGACAGCTTCTTCTCAGAAGAGCTCCAATTCCAAGTCCGACAAGCTAACTGCTTCGCAGAAGGCTAAGAAGGCGAAGGAAGACAAGAAGCGCCGAGAGCAGAACAAGGACGTGTCTCTCGACGAACAGGTCAAGTCGCTGATGCAGAGGATCAAGACCATTCAAGAGCGGATCGCCAAGATGCGCAAGGACGGCTCCGTCGGAGCCCGGCGAAACACATCGAAGTAGGAAGGGAGACAGTCAAAATGGCAGCAGTACTCGAAGCCGATTTCGGCGGCTGGGCCACCAAGGCTGGGCTCAAGTGCACCGACGGCCGTACCATCATGCCCGGCGCCTTCGAGCACATGGACAAGATGCAGGTCCCGCTGGTGTTCCAGCATGGCCACAGCAACATCGACAACATCCTCGGCCACGCGATCCTGGAGCACCGCGACGAGGGCGTCTACGCCTACGCATTCTTCAACGACACCAAGCAGGGCCAGAGCGCCAAGGCCATGGTCAAGCACCGTGACCTCAAGCACCTGTCCATCTACGCCAACAACTTGGTGGAGACGGCGAAGAAGGTCACGCACGGTGTGATCCGCGAAGTCAGCCTGGTTCTGGCCGGTGCCAACCCCGGTGCAGTCATCGACTTCGTGAATCTCCAGCACGGTGACGGCTCTATGTCGGAGCTGGACGACGAGGCAGTCATCTACACCGATTCCGAACTCGAGCATGCTCTCGACGAGGAAGTTGCGGATGGCACCGACAACACTGACAACACTGACAACACCGACGGCACCGACGGCACCGACGACACCGACGATCTCAAGCACGCCAGCGTCAAGGACATGACGGTTCAGGACGTCATCGATTCCATGACCGAAGAGCAGAAGAACGTCATGTACTACGTGGTCGGAAAGGCCGTCGACAACACCGTGGCCGACGCCCAGCACTCCGACAAGCCCGCCGAGGGCGACCTCATCCACAAGGAAGGAGCCGACGATATGTCGCGCAACGTGTTCGACCAGACCGACGACACCAAGGACGGCAAGAAGACCGCCCTGAGCCACGACGCCATCAAGGGCATCTTTGCCGACGCCGTCAAGTGCGGCTCGCTGCGGGAAGCGGCCCAGCACTACGTCGACTCTCTCCAGCACGGCATCGAGAACATCGACGTCCTGTTCCCGGACGCCAAGATGGCCACCGGGACCGTCGATCTCGAGAAGCGCCGGACCGAGTGGGTCGCGAGCGTCCTCAACGGTACCCGCCACACCCCGTTCTCCCGGATCAAGACCTTCACGGCCGACCTGACCCAGGACGAGGCTCGTGCCAAGGGCTACATCAAGGGCAACTACAAGCTCGAGGAGTGGTTCGGCGTCACCAAGCGGACCACCAGCCCGACCACGCTCTACAAGAAGCAAAAGCTCGACCGTGACGACATGCTCGACATCACGGACTTCGACATCGTCGCCTTCCTCAAGGCTGAGATGCGGCTCATGCTGGAGGAGGAGATCGCCCGTTCGATCCTTCTCGGCGACGGCCGCTCGGTCAGCGACGAGGACAAGGTCAAGGACCCGATGGGCGCCTCGAGCGGCGACGGCATCCGGTCCATCCTCAACGACCACGAGCTCTTCGTCACCACGCTGTACGTGAACGTCGACAACGCCAACTCCTCCTACGACGAGGTCGTGGACTCCGTCATGGACGGCATGGAGTTCTACAAGGGCACCGGCACGCCGACCTTCTTCACTACCATCCCGCAGCTCAACATGTTCCTGAAGGCCAAGGACCTCCAGGGACGGCGTCTCTACGAGACCAAGCAGGCGGTCGCGGACGCTCTCGGTGTCAGCCAGATCGTCACCGTCGAGCCGATGAAGGATGTCTCCGACCTGGTTGGCATCATCGTCAACCTCGACGACTACAACGTCGGTACGGACCGCGGCGGCGAGGTCAACCTCTTCGACGACTTCGACATCGACTACAACCAGCAGAAGTACCTGATGGAGACCCGCATGTCGGGCGCCCTCATCAAGCCGAAGTCGGCGCTGGTCATCCGCAAGACCGCCGCGGCGAACGTCCTGGCGACCCCGACCAAGCCGGGCTTCGACGCAAACACGGGTGTCGTCACGATCCCGACCGTCACCGGTGTGGTCTACAAGGGCAACGACGGCACGACCACCCTCACCGCGGGTGCTCAGACCGCCCTTGCGGCGGGTGCCTCGACGACCGTCTACGCGGTCCCGGCGGGCGGCTACTACTTCGCCGACAACGCCGACGACTCGTGGATGTTCAAGCGCAAGGCCGCCTGAGTTAGGCGCCCCTAGTCATGACACGATTTTCTGGAAAGGTGGGATACGGTGCGACCGTAGAAACCTCCCCTGGCGTGAACGAAGACCAGATCACAGAGTTCTCATACTTTGGAGACGTGATCCGGAATTCGTTGAGATTCAGGGAAGGTGAGAGTGTCAACAACGACCTCTCGGTGAGTAACTCAATAAGTATCGTTGCGGATGAGTACGCCAACGGGCATTTCTTCAACATTCGCTACGTTGTTTGGGCGGGGGCCTACTGGGCCGTCACGAACATTGAGGTTCGGGGCCCCCGTCTCATATTGGAGCTAGGAGGTGTCTACAACGGCCCCAAGGCTTGAGCTGCAGACACTTCTCGAAGGGGTGCTGGGAAGCGGTAACGTATATTTCCAGCCCCCTTCGAACCTGGCGATGCAGTATCCCTGTATCGTCTACGCCCACGATATGGCGAAAACCGAGTTCGCTGGCAACCACCCCTACAGTCGCACCAAGCGATATCAGGTGACGGTGATCGACAGGAATCCGGACACTCATATTCCTGACGACGTCGCTCAACTGCCACTGTCGAATCTCAACCGAGTTTTCACGGCGGACAACCTCCACCACTACGTTTTCAACCTGTACTTCTGAGAGGAAGTCAAGCATGACCAAGCTCGCTTGGGACCAGACCGGCGAACGGCTCTACGAGACCGGTGTCGACCGCGGAGTCCTGTACCTCCCGAACAACGCCGGTGTCTACGACAGCGGTTTCGCCTGGAACGGTCTGACGACCCTCACCGAGTCGCCGTCGGGCGCCGAGGCCAACCCGCAGTACGCCGACAACATCAAGTACCTCACCCTGATGTCCGTCGAGGAGTTCGGCGGCACCATCGAGGCCTTCACCTACCCGGACGAGTTCGCGCAGTGTGACGGAACCGCCAGCCCGCAGGCCGGTGTTGCGATCGGGCAGCAGCCGCGATCGAAGTTCGGCCTGTCCTACCGCACTAAGGTCGGAAACGACCTCAACTCAGAGGCCGGCTACAAGCTGCACCTCGTCTACAACGCCCTCGCGGCCCCGTCGGAGAAGGCCTACGCGACCGTCAACGACTCTCCCGAGGCGATGGCGTTCAGCTGGGACTTCACCACCTACGCGGTCGAGGTCGGGACCATCAGCGGCACCACCTACAAGCCGACGGCCAGCATGGTCATCGACTCCACCAAGGTGTCTGCCTCCGCTCTGGCCAGCCTCGAGGACACTCTGTACGGCACCGTGGGTCAGGACCCTCGTCTGCCTACCCCGGCCGAGGTCATCGCGTTCTTCTCCGGAACGGTCACCACGGTCACCCCGACCCAGCCGACCTACAACGCGGCGACCGACATCATCACGATCCCGGCTGTCACCGGTGTCAACTACTACATCGGCGGCGACCTCGTTCCGTCCGGGCCTTTCGGCCCGATCACCGCGGACACGTTCGTCGAGGCCCAGCCTGCCGCGGGATACAAGTTCCCGGCGACCGCCGACAACGACTGGACCATCACCTTCTCGTAAACGTCGTTCTCTCGGCAGAAAGGAGGCTAGAGAGTGCTCACAATCGAAGTCCCGATGTCCGAAGGATTCAACGAGAAGACACAAGAGTTCGTACCTGCTGATGTGGTTAAGCTTGAATTGGAGCACTCTCTGGTCTCCCTGTCAAAATGGGAGTCGAAGTTCGAGAAGCCATTCCTTAGTACTGAGAACAAAACTTCGGAAGAGATTCTCTTCTACGTCGAATCGATGACTCTCACTCCGGATGTTCCCTCGGAGGTTTTCCTGAGGCTTTCGGAGGACAACGTCAAAGAGATCGACAGCTACATCGGCGCTAAGATGACGGCCACCTGGTTCAGAGAAGATGCGAACCGAGGACGTAGTCGTGAAACCATCACCGCCGAGCTCATCTACTTCTGGATGTTTTCCTCGGGAATTCCGAAAGACTGCGAGGACTGGCATTTGAACCGCCTGTTCACGCTCATCAAGGTGTTCAGCGAGAAGAACAAGCCGCAGAAGAAGATGGGCAGGGCCGACATTGCCCGGAACAACCGAGAAATGAACGCCCGACGACGAGCCCAGTTGGGCACTTCTGGATGAGAGGGGGAATTCGACGTGGCAAGGCTCGACTGGAATGCTGCCGGTACTCGCTTCTACGAAACGGGCGTTGACCGAGGTGTTCTGTACGTCGATGGATACCCTGGAGTCCCCTGGAACGGTTTGACGTCCGTCAGCGAGAATCCTTCAGGCGGAGATCCGAAGTCGTTCTACATCGACGGAGTCAAGTACTTGGCGGTTCCTTCCCCGGAGGAATTCGAAGGGACCATAACCGCCTTCACCTACCCGGACGAATTCGAACCGTGTAACGGTAACGACGAAGCCCGTTCGGGAATGTTCCTGACTCACCAGCGTCGGAAGCCGTTCAGTCTTTCCTATCGAACCATGATCGGAAATGACTTGTCGGAAGCTGCCGGGTACAAGATACACATCGTCTACAATGCTCTGGCATCTCCCTCGGACCGTTCGAACGACACGTTCAAGGAACAGACAGATCCGAGCGACTTCAGCTGGAAAATCACGTGTAAGCCTCCTGCCATGCCCGGGTACCGACCCACTTCGCACGTGATTCTCGATACTCGGTCCACCGATCCGTCGGTGATTTCGACCGTCGAGGATATTCTCTACGGCACCGACACGGACCAATCGAGAATTCCTACACCTGAACAACTGATTGCCGCCTACGACACCATATCTACACTCACGGTGCTCGACAATGGCAATGGAACCTGGACTGCGACTGCTCCGTTCGACGTTATTCGAATGTTGAACGACGAGACGTTCGAGATCACCGCTCCGACTGCGGTCTTCATCGACGCAGACACCTACAACATCAGCTCCGAGTAGAAAGGCGGTCTAATGGCAACCGTCACGGGTAAGACCGCCGCTGCGATGGACGCCGTACGCGACGATATGGTGATCAGTGGCCACATTGACGAAACAGGCCATCTGATACTCACCCGGTATGATGGAACTCAGATCGATGCAGGAACTGCTACCGGTGCCATCGATCCCGACATAACCGTGATAGCTGGTCTGTCTCCCGCAAACAATGATCTCATCCAGCGAAAAGCTGGTGCGTGGACAAATCGAACTTTGGCTCAGCTAAAGGCCGATCTCACTATCATCAACGATGTCAAGAACTTTGGCGCCGTAGGAAACGGAATCGTTGACGACACGGCTGCTATTCAGGCTGCTGCGAATTCATTGGGTAGCTCAGGTGGAACTGTATATCTCCCACCCGGCGATTTCCTTCTGAACGGCTCCAACCCGATCAACCTGAACGCCCCCATAAATTTCCAGGGTGCTGGTCACGGGGCCACAAAGATCCGTATCGGATCGTCGTTCACCGGTTCCAGCGCCATCACAGTCAGTTCAGATGACTGTATGATACAAGGTCTCCAGATTCGCGGTGACTCCACAACGACCACGTCCAACCCGGCGTGTCATGGTGTGACAGCAACTGGAGTCCAGGAGTTCCGGGTTTTCAACGCCACGTTCCAGTGGATCAACGGGTATGCCATTCGGACTTTCGGTACCGCTGCCAACACGCTGCACGGCACACAGATCAACACGATCAAGATCCAGTCCTGCGCCGGTGGAATCCACGTCAAGTCAGATGTTGCTGACAAGGCGGCCAACGTCCAACTCAGCAACATTTTCACACGCTATCTGGGAGTCAACTCGGGGGCGAACGCCAACCTGGATGGAATTCGCATTGAGGACTCCTGGGATGTTCTCTGCCAGAATGTCATGCCGTGGATGCAGGCCACGCTGGGTGGCACCGGCACATCATTTCGGGTGATCGGTGACTGTGCTGCTATCTTTGTGCAGAATCTCGATGCACTTGGTCCACAGACCGGCTCCGCAAACGTCGTCATCGAAACTGGAACCAACGGATCCCCTCAGAACGTCCAGATCCAGGGCGGTGTCATCCAGCAAGGTATCATCGGGATTCTGATTGCTGGAGCCTCCAACCAAGTCCGTGTTCGTAACGTACGTATCCTGAACAACCAAACGCACAACGTCTCCGTCACGAGTACTGGCTTCGGTATCTATTTCGATGAATGTTCGATCTCTCAGGCGGGCCAGGGAGCTGCGGGAACAAACTACGACATCAACTGGACTGGTAGCGCTGAAGGCTTCATTACCGACTGCCGATTTGGTTCCTCCGTTGTGGCCATCGGGTCGGCTGGCGCTCAAGGAATAATCAATATCGCTTCCGGAACTGTGGTTCGTGTCATCAATGCGAACTTCACCGGAAGCGGGAGTACTTCTTCTAACTGGTATCCGGGGATTCAGCCGCAGATGGCCACTCGGGTGGACGGAACCAACTACGAGACATTCGGAAACGTCGATCATCGGTTTTCGTCTGGCCAGAGAGTTTCCTGGCGTCCATCGTCTTCCGCAAACCACGTAGCCGCGATCAATGTGGCTGGTTCGGATACAAACGATCGATACCGGATCTATTCTGACCGGGTCGAGTACGGTCCCGGACCGACCGCGAGAGACACCACTTGGGGTCGTCAAGGCACTGCTCAAATCGGCACACAGGATTCCGACGTAGTCATTGGACTGATCGGAAAAGGTCTTCGTGTAGCCACCGGTACCAACGCAAAAATGGGCACCGCAACTCTTGTGGGTGGTTCGGTGACTGTGTCCAACACATCAGTCACCGCAAGCAGTCACATCATCGCCTATCACATGACCGCAGCTGGAACTCCTGGATGGCTGCGCGTCTCCAAGGTCGCCGGCACAAGTCTGACCATCACATCGTCCAGCTCATCTGACACCAGCCTCGTCGGCTATCGGATCGTAGAACCTGCGTAACCATACTCAAGTAGAAAGGCGGCCTAATGGCAACCATCACAGGAATGACCGCCGCTGCGATGGACGCCGTACGCGACGGGATGGTGGTCAGCGCCGATTTCGACTCGGCGAACCATCTCATCCTCACCAAGTACGATGGAACTCAGGTTGATGCTGGGGTTATCGGTGCTGCAACCGCCACGCTTCCCGGAGTTGTAGAACTTGCCACTTCGGCTGAAACGCAGACGGGGACCGACACAACTCGCGCTGTGACTCCGGCAGGACTTGCGTCCATACCGGGCCAAAAGGTTCAGGATCTCGGAAGCAACGCAAAAACCGAGTCTCAGATCTACGCTGACTACCCCGCCGGTATTTCCACACTGTATCTCACGAACAGTTCTGGGTGGTCATTGAACTCTGGGTTCGGAACCGTTCTGACGATCAACCTAGACAGCGATCGCTGTGAACAGACCTTCTACGCAAGGGCCGGTGGATCCACAGGTATCCCTAGGGCTTGGATGAGGTTCTACCACAGCAGCGATGGAGGCGGCGGTTGGACTCCGTGGCGAGAAATATCGTTCATGTCCACTCTCACTGCGGCCAGCTTCACTCAGCTCACTGCACTGTCAAACTATCCGTCTGGTTCGTCAAGGATCTACTACACGACGGCTAACGGTGGTTCCTGGGACTTCAACGGCACTGCCGGAGAAGTTCAGACCTATTACGACAGCGCCAATGCTTTCGGTCGTCAGACATTCACTCAGCATTCCACCGGAAGCCTGAACAAGCCGGTCGTATGGACGCGTACGTCTGACAGCACTACCGGATGGTCCGGCTGGCAGATCCTTTCAGAGCCTGGGGCCTGGAGTTCTTGGACCCCGTCTTGGACTACATCCTCTGGTAGCGCTCTTCCTTCTCTCGGTAACGCCGCTGTGGATTGTCGCTTTACCAAGCTCGGCAGAAAGGTAGATGGCAGGTTCGAGATCACTTTCGGCAATACTACGAACTTCGGTTCGTCGCCTGGGACTTCTGACAACTGGGAGTTCGGTCTTCCTCCTGTGCTTGCCGCTCGAACCAGTGACACTATCGGGTGGCTTCAACTGCAGAACGGAAATGACAAGGTAATGATCGGTCGTGCTCGACTGGTTACTGCTTCCACTTTCCGAATCGGCATGTCCACGGGTTTCGCTGATGGCACTGGTTTGACTCTGCCAGCAACTACCGGCGACGTCGACTCCCTCTCGCCCTTTGGGTGGGGTAGCGGTCATTCGGTCAAGGGTCAGTTCACGTACGAGTCTGCCTCCTAACAAGGGAAACGTAGTGGCATCTCTCGAAAAGACCATCACGGTCGGAGGAACGAACTCTCCTTTTTACGAGGTGACGATCAGTGACACCGATCCGAACGCAGAATTCACCTCGTTCGTCTTCCAAATCTCCACACCGGGAGCAAATGGGGGCTTGACAGCCGCCAACGTTCAGGCGGCTGTGCAGACATTGGCGGACTCCGTGGTTGCATCACATCCCACGTTCATCCAGGGTCCGATGAAGAAGATCACTGTGTACGAGACCACCCTGTAGAGGTCAAAATGGGAGCCGAATTGGTCAGTTTCACAGTCAGCGGCTCCACCAAGCGGACTGAAGCTTTCCTAAAGAAGATGGCTTCGGGGAACCTCTACAGCTCCCTGGACTCACTTGCCCAGCAAGGTGTGTCCGCTCTGATTGCTGGGACACCGATTGATTCCGGTCTAGCCGCTGATTCCTGGAGCTACGAAGTAGAACGCTCTGGGAAATCGGTCACAATCAAGTGGCTCAACCATGACGTGGAGAACGGCTTCCCCGTTGCCATCATGCTGCAGTATGGCCATGGTACGGGAACCGGTGGATACATCAACGGCCAGGACTACATCAACCCGGCCATGAAACCAGTTTTTGACCGAATCGCAAATCAGGTATGGAAGGCGGTGACCTCCGCATGAGCAGTATCGATGAGCGCGTTGTACAGATGAAGTTCGAGAACGCCGCATTCCAGCAAGGCGTTCAGCAGACACTGCGTTCCCTCGAGGCTCTCAACAAGGGGCTTCAGCTCCAGGGTGCCACGAAGGGTCTTGCGGGGGTCTCCACCATCGCCGGGGAATTCAGCTCCAAGATGGAGCGAAGTCGGAACTCCCTCGGCCAGTTCACCACCAGCGTTTCTCAGTCCTCTACCGTTGCTACAACCTTCGGTCAGAAGATTCAAGCGTCCGATGGAATTCTCGGAAAGTTCGCCACCGGATTTTCTTCGCTGGTTTCTCACGTCACGAATTTCGGATCGAAGATCGATTCGGGTCGGAATTCCCTGGGTCAGTTCACCACTGGGTTGTCTTCAACTGCAGGCCAGGCCGATCGATCAGCCTCTTCACTCCAGAAGATCGAGGGTGCCGTCTCAACCCTCGCCGGTAAGTTCTCAGCCCTCGGAACTTTGGCCACCGGAGCGCTTCTAAACATCGGATCCAGGGCTGCACAGTCCGCAACCCAGATGCTCAACTCGTTCTCGTTCGCGCCCATCATGGACGGGTTCCACGAGTACGAGACGAACCTGAATTCGATTCAGACCATCCTGGCGAACACCCAGGCATCCGGAGCCACTCTCAAGGACGTTGAAGGTTCGCTCAACAATCTCAACCATTATTCCGACCAGACCATTTACAACTTCTCCGAGATGGCGAAGAACATCGGCACCTTCACGGCTGCCGGTGTCGGTCTGAAGGAATCCACTTCGGCGATCAAGGGTATCGCCAACCTGGCGGCTCTGTCCGGCTCCAACTCGGAGCAGGCATCAGGTGCCATGTACCAGCTCTCTCAAGCTATATCCGCAGGTCGGGTTTCGCTTGAGGACTGGAACTCGGTCGTCAACGCCGGAATGGGTGGCACGGTATTCCAGCGTGCTCTGGCTCAGACCGCGGAGAAAATGGGAACCCTGAAGGACGGAGCTGTCAAGCTCACGGGTCCCATGAAGAACGTCTCCATTTCTGGAAAGTCTTTCCGCGAGTCCATCACGGCGAAGCCGGGTCAAGAATCCTGGCTTACGTCAAAGGTTCTTACCAGCACTCTGGCTCAGTTCACTGGTGACTTGAGTGACGCTGATCTTGCGGCTCAGGGGTTCAACAAGTCGGAGATCAAGGCGATCCAGGCTCAGGCCAAGACCGCCAAGGAAGCTGCTACTCAGGTCAAGACCCTGTCGCAGCTCTTTGACACTACCAAGGAAGCGCTTGGTTCGGGTTGGTCGCAGACCTGGCAGACCATATTCGGTGACTTCACCGAAGCCAAGGGTCTGTTCACCGGTATCAGCAATTCCATCGGCAAGCTAATCAGTAACTCATCCAATGCCCGCAACAAAATGTTGTCGGACTGGAAGAAGCTCGGTGGTCGTAACGCCCTAATCCAGGGACTCGAAAATACCTTCAAGGCTTTGGGGGCAGTCCTCAAGCCGATAAAGGACGCCTTCCGGGAGATATTTCCGGCCACCACCGGCAAGCAGCTTGCCGACCTGACGAAGAACTTCAGGGACTTCACCGCCAAGCTCAAAATCGGGAGTGACACAGCAGACAAACTGAAGAGGACGTTCGCAGGCGTCTTCGCGGTATTTGGAATCGCGGTCGACATTGTCAAGGCCGTTGTTCGAACTATCTTTGATTTGGTCGGAGTAGCCACCAAGGGCTCCGGAGGTTTCCTCAACTTCACCGCGAAGATCGGTGATTTCCTCGTCGCACTCCGGAATGGGATCCGGGAAGGCAACGGCATAACGAACTTCTTCAAGGGGCTCGGAACCGTTCTCGCCATCCCGATCAAGCTCATTCAGAAGCTTGCCGGTTTCCTCGGCTCGCTGTTCAAGGGAACTGGTGGAGACGCCAAGTCTTTCGAGAAGAGCGTTGCGGGTATATCCTCAAAGCTCGACCCCATGGCTCGTTTGGGTCAAGTAGTTTCGAAGGTCTGGCAGAAGGTCCTCACGGTCATGCACAACGTGGGAGACTTCTTCTCGAAGCTCGGAGACAAGATAAACCGCGTCCTCCAAAGCGTGGGTATCGATTTCTCCACCATGTTCGAAGGCATAGATTTCAAGACGCTCTTCGCTGGTCTCGATACTGGTTTGCTGGCTGGATTGTTCCTCATCGTAAAGAAATTCATGGGGGCGTTCGGCGGTGGAGCCGGTGGAATTTTCGACGCCATTTCCGAGGGCATCGGGAATCTTACCAGCACTTTCACCACCATGCAGAGTACTCTGAAGGCGGCGACGCTTCTTCAGATCGCTCTTGCAATCGGGGTGCTTTCGATATCTCTGAGTATCCTGGCCAAGATCAACCCCGACGATCTCACCAAGGCCGGTGCCGCGATCACGGTATTGTTCGGTCAGCTTCTGGGCGCTCTTGCTATTTTCCAGAAGTTCATCGGAACAGCCGGATTCGCCAAGCTTCCGTTCGTGATGGGATCGCTGATCCTTCTTGCCGGTGCTATTCTTATTCTGGTACAGGCAGTCAAGCAGCTTTCCGGTTTGAATTGGAACGAGCTGGCGAAGGGTCTCACAGGCCTGGCTGTTGTATTGGGTCTGCTGGTCGGATCGCTCAAGCTGATGCCCAACCCCGCGGGAATGATTTCCACAGGCCTGGGCTTGATCGCTCTCGCTACCGGAGTCAAGATCCTTGCCAGTGCGGTAGCGGATATGTCCGGTCTCGGGTGGAACGAACTCGCCAAGGGGCTCGTCGGAGTCGGCGTTATCCTGGGAGCACTCACTCTCTTCACCATGTTCGCCAAGGCGGATGCGGGCGGTATCGCTCAGGGTGTCGGGATCATATTGCTGGCGGCAGGGATCAAGATCCTCGCTAGTGCTGTCGCCGACATGGCCAAGATGTCATGGGGCGAAATAGCCAAGGGTCTCGTTACTCTGGCTGGTGCTCTCGGTATCATCACGGGTGCGTTGATGCTCATTCCTCCGACGGCGCCTCTTGCGGCCGCTGGAGTGTTGGGTGTCTCCATATCCTTGGGAATGGTCGCCAAGGCCCTGGCCGAGATGGCCCTGATGAGCTGGGCTGAAATTGCCTCCAGTCTCACGGTTATGCTCGGTGCTCTCGCCATCATCGCTGCAGCGCTGATCGTTATTCCACCTACGGCTCCTCTCGCTGCGGCAGCTATCCTTCTGGTCGTCATATCCCTTCAACAGATCGGGCAGGTCCTCACGGACTTTGCTGCATATTCCTGGGAAGAGATCGGCAAGGCTATGCTTATGCTTGCCGGTACTTTGGGGATCATCGCTGGAGCCATGTTGCTCATGACCGGGGCTCTTCCTGGTGCTGCGGCAACTATCATCGTTGCAGGTGCTCTGGCGATATTGGCACCTGTTCTCCAGCAGTTCGCCGCAATGTCTCTGGCCGAAATCGGTACATCTCTTCTGATGCTGGCCGGTGTCTTTGTGGTATTCGGTGCGGCGGCTCTGCTGCTTGCGCCGGTTGTCCCAGTGATGGTTGCTCTTGGCATTGCCATAGGCATTCTAGGCCTCGGTATGCTGGCAGCAGGCGCTGGTACATTCCTGTTCGCCACGGGCCTCACAGCTCTGGCGGCAGCGGGTGCGGCAGGAGCGGCAGCCATCATCGGTATCGTTGGTGGTCTGATCGGTCTCATTCCGAAGTTCATGGAAGGGATCGGTAAGGGTGTCGTTGCGTTTGCCAAGGTTATCGCAACAGCAGGTCCGGCGATATTCAAGGCAATGGTTACGGTCATGACGGCCTTGCTCAATGCCATCGCAACCCTGACGCCGAAGATCGTCTCGACACTTCTTCGTATGCTCACCATGCTGCTCCAACAGCTGGCGAACTACGTTCCTAAGATGGTCGCGGCAGGCATGAAGCTGATCATCGGTATTCTGAACGGTATCGCTCAGAACATCGGGAAGATGGTCACGGCAGCAACAAATGTCGTGGTCAACTTCCTCAACGGCATTGCCAAGAATTTGCCCCGGATCATCGAATCCGGTGTGAAGTTGATCTTGAGCTTCATAAACGGAATCACCAATGCCATCGACAAGCACGCATCCGAATTGGGTGCAGCAGGTGGGCGTCTGGCCGTTGCCATCATCAAGGGCATGGCCAAGGGCATTATGGCTGGTATCGGTGCGATCAAGGATGCTGCGGTCGGTGTCGCCAAGTCGGCGTTGAACGGAGCAAAGAGCTTCCTGGGGATTAACTCCCCGTCCAAGGAGTTCGAGAAGATCGGCAACTACGTCAACGATGGTTTCAAGAAGGGACTCGACGGAAACAGAGGGCAGATCGACAACGCGTTCAAGGATATGTCTGACAAGCTCAAGGCCTTGTCCAAGGACGCGAAGGCGACCGGCAAGGAGCGTAAGAAGGCCCTTGTGGCCTACAACACGCTCACCAAGAGCCTGAAGGACGAACACGCAGCCCTCGACAAGCTGTCCGACCAGTACGACAAGTACACCGACAAGATCAAGAACGCCAAGCAGGCGCTCACTGACATCAAGAAGACCCGCGACGATTTCAAGAAGTCGATCACGGATCAGTACTCGGTACTGCCGGATATTTCTGCCGACACGACGGTTGTCAACTACGAGGACGACCTCAAGACTCAGATCGAGAAGACGAAGCAGTTCGCAAACACGCTGCAGAGGCTTCGCGATCTAGGTCTGAACGACGCCGCGTACAAGCAGCTTCTCTCCAAGGGTGTCGACGCGCTCCCGTTCGCCAACCAGCTTCTCGCTGGTGGTAAGGACGCGGTCAACGAGGTCAACAGCCTTGACAGCCAGCTGGCCGCTGCAGCAAAGGCTCTCGGCAGTTCCGCATCCAGCGAACTGTACGATGCCGCAGTCAAGTCTGCAGAGGGACTCGTCAAGGGTCTCGAAATGCAGCAGAAGGCCATCGAACGGCAGATGGACAAGATCGCTGGCTACATGATCAAGGCCATCAAGAAGGCCCTGGGCATCAAGTCGCCGTCTCGTGTCTTCATGGGGATCGGTGAATTTTCCGCGAAGGGACTCGTCAAGGGTCTGGACGGAATGTCCGCTTCTGTCGGTAAGGCTGCTGCGACTACCGGAACGACCGCAGTGGAATCTCTTCGGAAGTCGCTGTCTGGTTTCTCGGATCTGATCACCGCTGATGTCGACTTCCAGCCGACTATCACTCCGGTATTGGATCTGTCCAGCGTTAAGAAGGGCGCCGGTCAAATTGGCAGCCTTCTTCCTGCTCAGTCGGTCTCGGTGGACTCGGCCTACGCCAAGGCGAAGGCTATTTCCTCGGAGCGAATGAGCACACAGGACGCAACTGTGTCCAGCGCCGCCATTGCGTCGAAGACCGTCAACTACACACAGAACAATTACTCGCCTAAGGCACTGGCCTCGGCCGAGATCTACCGTCAGTCCAACAACCAGATATCCAAGCTGAAGAAGGATCTGGAGGATTAGTTGATCACTCTGATCGAAGCACGAACCCTCCAGGGCACTCTTCTGAGTCTGCCGCTGGGTGATGTATCTGCTGGTTACAGCGTGCAGAAGGTAGCGGGGCTCGACCCCGTGAAGGCAACGATCGTCTCATCTAGCTACGCGACTGCTGATGGAGAGCAGTACCAGTCGAGTAGGCGTGAGAAGCGGAATATCGTGATTGGGTTGGGTTTTGAAACCGACTACGTCTCGAACAGCGTCCGCAGTCTCCGGAAGAGATTGTACGAATTCTTCCAACCGAAGAGCTACGTGAGTCTTCGGTTCTACGACGATGACGGTCTCACCGTGAACATCTCGGGGAGGGTCGAGTCGTTCGACTCGGATCTCTTCTCGGAAGATCCGACGGTCGATATTTCGATCCTCTGCTTCGATCCGGATTTCGCCAATGTCAATCCGGTAACGATTTCCGGATCCACGGTAAACAGCACAACAAACCGTCTGATTCGGTACGACGGTGATATCGAGACGGGCTTCACACTTACGCTTAACGTGAACCAAAGCCTGACTGAATTCACCATCTACAATACTGGAGAAGACGGCCTCACCAAAAGCCTGGATATCCAGGCTTCACTTGTCTCTGGAGACGTTGTAACCATCAGCACCGTCTCCGGGGCCAAGTCGGTGAAGTTGACCCGTTCCGGTGTAACCACTTCTCTGTTGTACGGAATGACGACCCAGTCGGACTGGATCGAGTTCTTTCCCGGTGACAACCGCTTCAGGGTGTACATCACCGGCTCAACAACCATTTCTTATTCCATCGCATACACCGAGCTCTATGGAGGACTGTGATGGGTATGGGGATGGAGGTGTATATTCTCGACAGTCTCTATCGACGTAACGACGTAGTGGATCGCTATGAGTCTCTCATCTGGACCGAGCGATTTTCGTCAGCAGGCGATTTCGAACTGAAGTTGCATTCGACCCTCGAGAACCGAAACCGGTTCAAAGAAGGGGTCAAGCTGGCGATTCTCCAGTCCTACCGGGTCATGATCGTGGAGACTGTCGAGGATGGTATCGACGACGAAGGCCAGCAAATTCTGACGGTCAAGGGACCATCGCTAGAATCAGTCCTAGACCAGCGGATGGCACGAAGTGGGATGACCGACACCACCACGAATCCGTCATGGACGTTGACGGGGACCCCCAAGAACATAGCCACGCAAATGTTTCACGAGATTTGCGTAACGGGGGTCCTCGATCTCGGGGATAAGATCCCTTTTATCAACGAGGGAAGCATATTCCCAGTCGACACGATTCCCGCTCCGACAGGTTCTATCACTTACGTGGTCGAACCTACCACCCTGTACGATGCCGAGAAGACCCTGTGTGACCAGTACCTGATGGGTTTCCGTCTGGTTCGAAATGCCGATACCTCGCAACTGTGGTTCGACATATACATGGGGAGCGACAGGACTTCACACCAGTCTTCTCTTCCGGCGGTCATATTCAGTTCGGGCCTGGGTAATCTACACAACACTTCCGAACTGAGGTCGGTGGCGCTTTACAAGAACACGGCCTACGTCATAACGCCGGTGGGCACACGGATCGTTTATCCGGACGACGTCGACCCGACGGTATCCGGGTTCGACCGTCGGGTGCTGATCGTGAAGGCTGACGATATTACCGATCCTGATCCGCCAACCGCGCAAGCCCTTATGCTCAAGAGAGGTATTGACGAGCTCGCCAAGAACCGGAAGATCCAAGCATTCGACGGCGAGATAAGCCAGACGAGCCAGTATGTGTATGGCGTCGACTACAATCTCGGCGATCTCGTAGAGACACGAAACGTCGATGGCGCTTCGAACAACATGCAAGCGACGGAACATATCTTCGTGTGCGACAAAGAAGGTGTTCGTTCCTACCCGACGCTGGCAGTAACCCAGTTCGTCACTCCTGGATCTTGGATAACTCTTCCGGCTGACAAGGTGTGGAACGACTTCACCACTGAGCATTGGGCAGACCTGCCCGGATAGGAGGATGCAATGGCTGTGGGCGATGAGGCTCTGGCCGCGGGATATTCACTGGTGCCCAACACTGGTCCTGAAGGTCTTGTCAAGATCGGATACCAGGAGATCAACCGTACACGTGATTACGTGGCGGAAGTAAAGGCACAGGTGCCGACCGGGAAGGCCGCTTATCGCACCGCGGCCGGTATCACTTCCGGAACCGCTGACCCGACTGGCGGCACCGACGGAGACATCTACTTCAAGATCATCGGGTAGGTGATCCGTGACTGACTGGACTAAGTCAACCGGCTCAACCGGAACGATGATGATCCGGGATACCGGGTCCTCGGTAGAATTCTGGTTCAAGGCCGGTTATTCCAGCGACTGGTACAACGATCTGCAGTTCAGTTATACCGTCGATGGTAGTACGACCAACAAGTCGATCGACTATCCAACTGGTGCCGACTGGAAGAAGGTCGGATCTGACACTGCAACGTACAACCAGACCGTAACGTTCAAGCTCAAGACCTCCACCGGTATTTCCGGTATGGGTGGGCCCACAACGTTCACACATTCCGTCACTCGGGATACAGAGCCCGGGGCGCCAAGCGTTCCGAGGATATCCGGTATCAAGGCAACGTCGGTTGTTGTCTCATTCACGGATGGCTCAAGCGGTGGCGACGCGATCGATTCCCGTCAGATCAGATATGACAACAATGCTGACGCGTCGTCGAGTACAACTGTAGGTTCCGATGGTTCGACCACCATATCGGGACTGACGCAGAATACGACCTACTATTTCTGGGCGCGAACCCATAACTCAGTAGGATGGGGCCCTTGGTCGGGCAGAGCTAGCGCGAAAACGTTCTCTGTTCCAACGGCCCCGAGCGCACCACTTCTGTCCAGTGTCACGGCTACCACCGTGGATGTTTCCTGGACGGACAACAGCAATGGTGGCAGCTCGATCACCGCGCATCAGATCGGTTGGGGAACAAGTTCGTCAGCCCCGACATCTACTGTATCGGCGAATTCGCCGCAGGTAGTAACAGGCCTCACTCCGGGTACGACGTACTACATATTCGTTAGAGCTCAGAACTCTACCGGGTGGAGTGCATGGTCCAAACCCACAAGCATGAGAACGGTCGCTGGTGTCTATATTCTCGTGGGCACCACATGGAAACTTGCTGTCCCGTATGTGAATGTAGGCGGGGTATGGAAGATCGCTGAAGCATGGGGTCGAAGCGCGGGGGTCTGGAAGAGAACAACTTAAAAGTAACTCTCGTCATGGGGAAAAAGGGGAGGATATTTTACGTGGATGTCTGGCTGCAGGTAGTCCTGGCGTCAGCTGGTTCGGTCGTAGCGTCGTCAGGCTTCTGGGCCTACGTCATGCGTAAGACCGACCACAAATCAGCGACGACTCAGCTCATGATGGGGCTTGCCTACATCGAGCTCATGACTCTCGGGACGAATTACATCCAACGTGGCTCGATCACCAGGGACGAGTACGAGGACTACCGTAAGTACTTCTACGACCCGTACAAAGAACTTGGCGGTAACGGCGTCGCGGAGCGAATCATGACGGCGGTTGAAAACCTTCCGATTGCCTCTCGCAAGTACTCCGATACCGTCGAGATTCGCAACCGAGAAGGGGAGCACATCAACAATGCCCGAGTCGTCGCACGCCCTGAAGAAACCCGTATTGGGTGACACCGCGTACAACGCTCTGAAGAAGTCGACTACGGTCATTCTTCCGGCAGTCGGCGCACTGTATTTCGCGCTGGCACAGACCTGGCACCTTCCCAAGGCGGAAGAAGTGATCGGGTCAGTCGCTGCCTTGAATACGTTCCTCGGTGTCGTCCTACACGCGTCGACGGCCTCGTACAACAAGAGCGACACCAAGTATGCCGGAGTAATACAGGTCAATGACACCGCTGAGAAGAAGGTGTTTTCGATCGAGCTGAACGACGAACCTGAGTCCATCGAGAAGAAGGACGAAGTCACGTTCAGGGTCAACAGCGAGACCGGCAGTACGCCAATCGTCCAAACTCCGGTACAGCCGCCTGTTCAGTAGGAGGAGAACAACTTGCTCGGCAAGGAAGCAATTGAGAATCGGTTCGGGTCCCACAAGGCGACCATCGAGGGTGACAACGCCACTCTTCCGAGACACCTGTTTCTGAGGAAGCTGTACAAGGAGCTCGCGAACCGTCTCGACGAGATTCTCGAGGATGGTCGTCTCAAGAACCTGACATTCGATCGTCTCGAAGAAGCATCGATGTGGTCCCACAAGGCCATAGCCGAGAACGCCCCACTTACCGGCGAGTAACATCTTTCACAGGGGTCGCACATTTTACAAGCCCTATAGTGAGACCCCTACGAAAGGATCTGCTTTGTTGCAGAACTGGAAGCTCAAAAAGACTGAGCCGAGCTCCCTCGAGATCGAGACCGAGCGCCTCATCGAAGTACTGAAGACTATGGACCCTGCCACCAACGAGAACTACTCGCACGTAGCGGACCAAGTCGTCAAGCTCAAGAAGCTTCTCATCGAATCTGATTCGAAGAAGCGCGTGAGCCCTGACGCGATGGCCGCTGCCGCGACGAACCTCGTCGGCATCCTCATGATCCTCAACTTCGAGCACGCGCACGTGATGACCTCGAAGGCCCTCGGCTTCGTCGTGAAGAGCATCAAGTGATGACAAGCTGAACCAGACGGAAGTCAAAACAAAAGGCGTGTAGACCCTAATAAGGTTTACACGCCTTTTGTTTTTTGTCTAAAAGGCCTCGCACGTTTTACAGGCCTTATAATGAGACCCCTACAACGATTGGAACACAATGGACAACGCCGAGTTCGTTCAGAAGACCAACGACATCGCCGCGCAGATGGCCCAGACCGATGACAAGGAAACCAAAGAGAAGCTCATGAAGGACTTCTTCGCGGTTGGAATTGACATGTGGAACGAGAACATCGCGGGTGAAGTCAAGTACGCTGACGGACGAACCGCCACCCTTGGTACCATCGACAACTGATCTCAAAGCCTCTAAACCCCTACACGGGGTTTATGCTTTCGCAAGTTTTACAGGCCTTATTATGAGACCCCCTACGAAAGGAACCATTATGGACCTGAAGAAGAAAGTTTCCAATGTCAAGGCCAAGATCAAGCGCCACCCCAACTGCGTCGCAGCTATGGGATCGATGTTGATTACCGCTGCCGCCCTAGGCTATTACTCAGGAAAGGAACTGAGCAAAGCAAAGAGAGGCTGTCGAGTACTCATCGAGATCCTGGATGACTTCGCAGACGGAGAGAAGCATGCTGCTTGGCTTGACGGAGGATACCTCTGCATTCAACCCGAACCGCTTTCCGCCGAAGACCTCTAAAACCTCTGAGCCCCTACACGGGGCTTATGTTTTTCGCAGTATCGCAGATTTTACAGGCCTTATAATGAGACCCTCTACGAAAGGAAACCAAATGAACAAGGATAAGATCAAAGCCGTCAAGAGCCGGATCAAGAAAAACCTCCCCGTTGTAACCACTTCCGTCGGCCTCGTCGCGATTTCATACGCGTTGTATGTCGTCCACCAAGCCACCGAAATTTCTCGTGGGCTTAAGTCGGACGACTTCTTCCCGCTGACTCCCGACGACCGCGAAGCCATGCAAACCGGGAACGTCGACATCCGATACAACATTGACGGCCAGGCCTATTCCATGCGTCACGTCGGTAACGCCTCTCAGCAGTAATCTCAAGAGCCTCTGAACCCCTACATGGGGTTTACGCTTTCGATTCTTGTCAAAATGGCAGTACTTTGTGCAATCTGCTGTTCGGACCCGCACGGTTTACAGGTCCTATTATGAGACCCCTACTCTGATTGGACCCGCCATGCTTGGACGAAACAAAAAGCGTGCTGTTCAGGTTTCATTCGTCAAGACCGGTAAGGCCCAAGACGCCACCCCCGACGAGGACAAGTTCCTTCGCCCCGAAACTGTTAAGCTCATCGCTGAGCGAAGCAAAGAGGTAGCGAAGTATATTGCCCTCACCGCGGTTGGTGCCTACGCCGCCGTCAAGACGATCGACACCCTGAGCCAGATCGCAATTAAGAAGACCAAGAGCGCTGATAACGAGAAGTGATCAAAGCCCACCCCGCAAGGGGTTTGGGTTTTCGTTAGGAGTGGTTTAAAAATGGCACCCAAAAAGAAAGCAATCATAGCCCCTACCTACCGACAGGCACTGCTGTTCTGTCAGTTCGAAGGTTGGGACGTCAGATATTTCGACATCCTTACTGAACCACGTCACCTTCTCGGTAGGTACTTCGACGAGTATGAAGTCTGGTGGCTTGACGGGTTGTGGCCATGCCGCACACACGAAGACGTTGCGTACATGGAGGACATGAAAAGGCAAGCCAAGTTTCGCGGAGCAGATCTGCATAGATGGTGGACGTGATCCAAATTTTTCCCGGGGGATAATTCGATGAAGGGTTTCAAGTTCTACGCCATTCTATTCATAATCGGCTTCGGATGCATATGCATCCTGTGTCGCTCGTTCAATATCGGATTCAGCATGTTCCTCATGGCTTGTCTGCTGGTAGGGATCCTGTAGACCTCGCAAGTTTTACAGGCCTTATAGTGAGACCCCTACTGAATGGAGAACCCATCATGGAGACCAACGAGACCCCCGAGACCACTGAGTCCACCGAACTGAACTTCGGCAAGGAGATCGCCAAGTCGCTCGTCCTCAGCACCGTCATTTCGACGGGCGTTGTGGCGGGCTTCGTGGCGGTCGGCCTGGCCATGACCAAGTTCGAGGAGATGAAGAAGAAGCGGGAGGCCAAGAAGGCCGCCAAGCTGGAAGCCACCACCGAAGACTGATCTCAAGAGCCTCTGAACCCCTACATGGGGTTTACGCTTTCGCTGGGGGAACCATGGAAGATCCGGAACTGGTAACGCTTATTTCGGAGGACGAGCCTGAACCACCCCCGCCATCTCCTCCGGAACTCGGCCGAAAGCTCGTCATCCAGCTGATCACGGTTGTGATTCTCAAGGTGGCAACCGGTATCGCAATCAAGAACCTGGCTAAAACCATCCGGGACTTCGATGTGATATATCCCGAACACCTTGATAAGATCAAATGGAAGGACCAGTCGTGAGCAACATGGGACCCGGCTCCTATGCCAACCCCCAGCCCAAGCAGAGCGGTTGGAGGAGGGGTCTGGCCAAAGTTGAAAAGGCCTGGGAGGAGAATCCGATGGGCGTTGCCATCGTTGCAGCCGCCGTGATGACCGCCGCGGCCAAGCTGATCGATTCGGTCGGCTCCTACCAGAGCAAGCGGGCCTACGCCAAGGACGCTGAGCGTCGTTCCGGGAAGAGGTAAGACATGCAGATAGAAGTTAAGCGTCCGCATCCCGACTACCCGTTCGTGTGGGTCCATATTCGGGTCTCCAACGAGGCAAGGGCGACGCCGAAGAAGGCGGCCGAGACGGACAAGTTCCTGGCAGACGTTGGGATCACTCTTCTCGGTAAGTGGGAGGCCGTCGACCAGAACGACCTGAGGGCCCCCGCTCTGCTGGAGGAAGAGCACACCAAGCCTCCCAAGAAGCGCAAGACTCGCGCCAAGAAGTAAGAGATCCCGGGCATCTGACATATTCCGAGGCCCTTACCTCGCAAGTTTTACAGGCCTTATAATGAGACCCACTACGAAAGGATTTGTCATGTCCACTGAGACTGCTACCCCGAAGAAGTCTTTCCTCACCCGTGCCATGGAGAACGTCCGCGACAAGCAGAACGCCGACTCCTCCGACGAGTACAACGACCACCCCGCCGTCATCGCTGACAACAAGAAGTTCGCGAAGATCGCCGTGGCCGCTACCGTCGGAACTGTCGCCGTCCTCGCTCTGTCGTGGAAGGCCCTCTCCAAGATGGCGCCGGTTGAGGAAGAGACCTCCGAGGAGATCGCCTCCTAAGACTGACATCCAACCTCCCCTGGATGCTCAGAGCCCAGACCCCTAACACGGGGTTTGGGTTTTCGTTTTGTCCGCACGTAAACAAGGAGCCCAGCAATGCGTAAGACGCTCATATCCATCTTGGTGACCGCTGCGCTTGCTGTGGTGGCCTACGTACTGACCGGAGCTTTCGTGAGTGATGCGACTCCGAAGCCCGCATCCAACCGAGTCCTGACCGGCGACTATCATCAGACCGCCAACGGAATCCCCAACACCAAGATGTCCGCCGTGATCACCGATGGCAATATCGAGGTGACTCTCGTGCTGGACAGCGGTGCTGAGGGTGACTCCGATGTCACGGGCCTATATTGGACTGGCTCATTCGACACGAGCAACACGTCGGATTCGTTCAGTGTCGCGTCCAAGGCAGACACGAAGGCGCTGGATGCCAGTCTCTTCGGTTCCCAGGCCGACACCAAGGTATTCGACTACGACCGCGGTGACCTCAACTTCACGTTCACCATCCGAGGCATGACGACCACCGTCCATCTCTCCAAGTAGGGATACATCCGTGAAGGAACGCAAGACTCGTCGTATTTCCTTCGTTCTCGCAGCCGTTGGTGCTGTTGCAGGATTCGGGCTCGCCGCGTTCTACCGCCTACAGCTCGAAGAGTACAACCAGAGTTCGCTTCCGGTACCGCCGGAGCTTCTTCATCAGGTCCGCGAAGAAGGCCTGACTCTGGTGTGCTGGATCGACGACTCCGGCAAGCAGTGTTTCAAAACGATTGACGAGTCCGGCTCGTAAGTAACAACCCAACAACCACCCGCTTAAGAATCGCCGGCTGGCGACAAGACAGGAGCTCATCATGGATCTCAGCACGCTGTTTAAGCAGGCTGGGAAGGTCGCCGCTGAAAACTCGCCGGCGATTCTTACCGCGGTCGGTGTCACGGGAACTCTGACCACCGCATATCTGGCCGCCAAGGCCGCGTTCCGCTCCGTCGACGTTCTCAAGGACGCGGAAGAAGTCAAGAAGGCCGAGTTCTTCGGAGTCCATAAGGACGACGAGGGTGACATCGTAGAGGTGGAGCCGGAGGGCCTTACCGCCAAGGAGCAGGCCGAAGCAGTCTGGAAGCTCTACGTCCCTGCGGCGATGAGCGCTGCCATGACGGTGTCGGCCATCATCTTCGCCGCCCGCATCCAGGACCGTCGGAACGCTGCTCTGGTATCGGCGTACACCTTCGCGGAGAAGTCTCTCCAGGACTACCGCGCCAAGACGTTGGACAAGGTCGGCAAGAAGAAGGAGCAGGAGATTCGCGACGAGGTCGCCCAGGACAACGTCACGAAGAACCCGCCCAAGAGCAACGAGGTACTCATCATCCCCGAAGGGAACGTGCTCTGCCGGGACGCATATTCCGCTCGGTACTTCCTGAGTGATATGGAGTCGCTCCGCAAGGCGGAGAACGACATCAACTGGGAGATCCTCAACGACGGGCACGCTTCGCTTTCGGATTGGTGGCATCACCTCGGAATCGAGAGCACCAGCGAGTCCGACAACCTTGGTTGGAACCAGGACACGAAGTTCGAGGTCGAATACACGACGGCTCTCACGGATCGGGACAAGCCGTGCATCGTTGCGACCTTTCGTCCCGGGCCCGTCCCTAAGTTCTACCGAAACAATCGCTGAAGATATTTGGCGTAGCTATTACAGAAGCGCCATTCTTCAGTACTACGCAGCTAACCCGACCGGAGTATTCGGGGACTGATAAATGGCTTTCTGCGACGACTGCCCAGACAGAGAAGCATGCCATCAGGGAACTCCCTGTGATCTAGCCCGAAGATTCGCTTTCGTAGCCAACCTGTACCAACAGAAAATGAAGGGTAACACCACCATGAGCAACGCCAAGAACACCAACGTGACCCCCGCCGACGTCGTCGCCAAGGCCACGGAGGAGAAGCTCATCACCACCGTCCCGGCTCAGGCCGAGGAAGTGGACGTGGACGCGCGGACTTGCGAGTCGCAGGTCGACGAGTCCCCCGAGCTCACGGTCATCGAGGGCGGCAAGAAGTCCCTGAAGGAGCGTCTCGCCGTCGTGACCGAGAAGCTCAAGGAGAACAAGAAGGTCCTGATCACCGTCGGCGCAGCGGCCGGTGTCGCCGCCCTCGCGTTCGCCAAGTACGCCAAGAAGAAGGCCGAAGAGGCCCTCGCCGTGGAGCCGCTGGACGAGGCGGAAGGTCCGGTCATCGGCGTCGATGACTCCGCAGCCTGATCACACTCACTTCCACCAGCAGCAAGAAGCAGAAGGGACATTCTCATGGCCGTGAAGAAGAGCATACGTTTCGAGGATCTGGACGGTAAGCCCGTCGAGGAGGAGTGGTACTTCTCTCTCAGCGAGGCCGACGCGGCTGACATGGACCTCGCTCACCACGAAAACCTCGAAGAGTACCTGAGTGAGATGCTGAAGAACAAGGACAGCAAGGGATGGATCTCCGTCCTGAAGGAAATGCTGTTCGCGTCCGTCGGCAAGCGCGAGGGAAGCCTGCTCGTCAAGGACGAATCCGTTATCCGTCAGTTCAAGTACGGAGGGGCCTACAAGCAGCTCTTCGCGGAGCTGATCGAGATGGATGACGCCGGAGCCGAGTTCTTCAACTCGATCCTCCCCGCGCACATCCAGCAGAGGGTCGCCGAGGAGCAGAGCAAGGTGTACTCGAAGGACGACATGATCGGCATGACCGACGAGGAGTTCTTCAAGGCCTTCGGCAAGGACGAGACCAAGTACTCGCCCGAGCAGCTTCTCGTCGCATTCCAGCGCAGGTCCCACAAGTCCGCTGACGCGGCATAGCGATGGAGAAGAACAAACCAGACGGGTTCGAAAAGTTCGTCGAACTCATTAAGCTCTGGGTGCTTCTCGTTCTAACTGTGGGCGGTTCGCTTTGGCTGATCGACAAGTTGGTCAAAGTAATCGCCCACAGCCCATTGCAACATCTGTAACGTGATGACCGGGGTCGTAAGCAAGTGGCCACGTAGGGGTCTCACCCGAGGCCATATTCCGGATGCTTACGAACTAAACGACAGCCGACGTACCTGCCCGCCCTCCCAAGGGCAGGGATCAGACATGTGCCCCGGTCATCGCATATCCGATTGAGGCGGAATCCGCCGTAAGGCCAGGCTAGGGAATTTTAAAAACGGAGAACCGGATTACCTTAACTCCTCCTGGCGCCTCGATCATCACACTAAAAAAACTCACAGGAAGGATCAAAAACAATGTGCTCAAGGTGTAATAAGGAATTCCAACCTGGAGATCGTGTTGTCAGCGATCCTTGCTGTGGGGCTCCGGATTGTGAAGGTCTGATGGACCGCAGTCATTTCGGCTGCCTTCCTCCGGCTCTTCAAATTCTGGAGATCGACTGAACGCAAGTCCCTTCATCAGATTGGACAGCACCATGAAAAGCACCACCAAGCTCGTCGTCACCATCGCCATGGCACTCGGCATTTTCACCGTGACCGTGCCGAACGCGGAGGCAGCACCGACGCTCCGGTCCGCCGCCATGGCAAGCGCCAACACTCAGAAGGGCGCGAAGTACGTCTGGGGAAACGAGGGCGGCTACAGCAGGGGTTACGACTGCTCGGGGCTGATCTACTGGTCCTACAGACAGCACGGAAAGACCCTCCCGCGAGTCGCTCAGGACCAGTACAACAGATCACAGAAGATAAGCGCCGGTTCTCGGAGGGCTGGCGACTTGGTCTTCATCAAGGACCGCTACGGACGCGTGCAGCACGCCGGGATCCTCACTCGCGTGACGAACGGAACGGGCTACATGGTCAACGCGAACCACGGAAAGTACCGCGGGTACAAGGTCGTGGAAGCCCCGATATTCGAGTACACCGCCGGATCGCCGTACGCCGTGTACGGTCGGTACTGATATTTAGCGGTAACCAAAAACGGAAGGGTCGTGTGATGGCTAGGACCAACCAGATCTGCTGCCCGAACTGCAACGAGAAGCTCGAGAAATGCGCGGACAAAGAGAAGTGTCCTCGATGGAGAACCTCGTACGACGTGTGCATCATCTTCGGCACGCGGCCCTTCCGGACTGGCTTCTGCGGAGCCTCCATATTTCGCTGATGATCAACGGGGTTTCCAAGGTCGCAAAGTTTACAGGCCTTATAGTGAGACCCCTACTAACTAAGGACATCCCGCTATGAACGCCAAGCTCGCCAAGACGATTGTCAAGGGCGCCGCCAGTCTGATCGTCTCTGTCGCCATCGGTTATACCTACAAGGCAGGCAAGAAGATCGACGAGCGGATCGACCAGCATTTCGCTACCCCCGAGCCCGCGTCCGACGAGGACAACTGACCCCGTAAGCTCTCGACTCCCAACCCCCACAAGGGGTTTGGGTTTTTTGGATAGAGGTAGTCATGGATTTCCCCGGCAACAGCCACACGGCGGCACGGATAGAAGAAGAGAAGGCCTCGGAGCAGGTGCCGGAGAACACCCCGACGACCTCTGAGCCGAAGAAGGTCAAGAAGGTCGTCACCGGCAAGGTTACCGAGAACAAGCCGACACTCGGCAAGCGATTCAAGAACATGTTCGTCCACGACGGTGGAAACTTCGCCGAGCATGTCGTGGAGAAGGTTGTCGTCCCGATGGTCAAGGACATGGCTCTCAGCATTGCCACGCAGATGGTCGACGGCTTCCGGCAGGGCGTCGAGGAGATGCTCTTCGGTCCGGATGCCAAGGATCGCCGTGGACGTACTACGAGCTACGGCACAGGCAGGCCGGTTGTCAACTACACACGGTACAGTTCCACTTCATCTGTGAGGCGATCTTCCGACCGATCCGAACGTGACCGGGACCGAGACGGCTCCTCCCGTCGCTCGAACCGGGTCAGGGAGATCATCGTAGAAAGCCGTGAAGATGGCGACGCGGTTCTCGAAGAGCTTGATGCCATCATCGACAGCAGTGTCGGTCACTGCACTGTGGGCGACTTCTACGCCGCGTGCGGTGAGCGCACCGTGTCCACCGATGAGGAATGGGGCTGGACCGATCTACGGGATGCTCGGGTCAGCAAGCTCGGTCGTGACGAATTCCTGATCTCCATGCCGCGTCCGCGTCCCATCGACGGCTGACGGGCGCCCCACCGCCATGTCCGGCATATCCAAAAGGGAGTTGATCAAGCAGGCATACCCCACTAAGACCTGGCAAGCCAAGGTCGATAAAATGCCTGAAAGTCAGGTTACCGCCATATACCTACGTCTCAAAGGGCAGGGAAAGATTTGAAATCCTTTGCCTCGCGGCATTACCGATGGTTCGACAAGTTCAACCCTCACTGGGACAACCACGACCGTAAGAAGAACCCGATATTCGTCGGCATGGTTCAGCAGGAGCTGAATGATCTGCTGCGAGTCCGGGGTTATGTGACCCTCAACGAAGCGCTTGGACTCCTTGGATTCAAGCGCGATCGTTGGGGCGATCAAATCGGTTGGCTCCGGGATCCTGCTCCTGGTGAGGGTGACGGTTACGTCTATTTTGGCGTATGGGACCAAGGTTTTGCCCATGGCAAGGATTGGATTCATGGGAAGCTCGACGTGATGACGATCAGGTTCAACGTCGATAAAACCAAGGACCCCCTGACTTACCGAGTAAGAAGACTTCTAGAAGAAGGAAAGATCTGATGAAGCAACTCGTATTCTT